CAACAGCTACGTGACGTTGGCAGAAGCCAATGCGTATTTTGAAACTGTCCCAAGCAGCACTAACTGGGATAACAAGACTGACGACAGAAAAAACCGTGCATTGATCTCAGCCACACGCTGGATCGACACGTTGAATTTTTACGGTGATCGCTGCGATCAAGGGCAAGCATTGAGCTGGCCACGCAACAACTACCACGTAGATCGTGTTGAGCTGACCTGCTCTGCGATTCCGAACGACATTAAATACGCAACGTATGAACTAGCTAATGCGCTGGCAAACGATACAGGCGCCATTACCGAAACAACAGGTGATACAGGACTGTACGAATCAGTCAAGCTCGGTGAGATGGAAGTCAAGTACAACACTTCGAGCCAGGCTACGGGAACAGTCAATAACGTGTTTGATGTTTATCCTTGGCTGCAGTCTTACCTTGGCGCTTACTGCCTTGGCGGTAGTGGGAGCTATCAGGTCCGTACTGTGAGGGGTTGAAATGGCGGGAGCACTCGACAGGGTTTTCAAGGAAGCGGCCAAGGCAATCGTTGCCGATCTTGGCGATGGTTTAGACACCGAGATCGACTACACCCGTAAGTTTGCTGGCGAATACGACACGGCAACAGGTGCGTTTACCACGTTTGACCGGCCTTACTACAACTTGAATTGTCCGATTGAGTTCATTCGATCCGAGGAGGAGGAAGGCCGTGAGGAACGAAAAGCCCGTATTTACATATCGCCAGATCAAATAGGGAACAACCAGCCAACGCTTCAAGACGAAGTAACGTTGAAATTTGCGGGGGCAAACCGCGTTGCTCAAATTACTAACGTAGAGACGTTTAGAGGCGGCCAAGAATACCTATACATCCTGCTAGTGAGGTTCTGATGGCTAAGCAAAAACCGATCGAAGACGCCATACCTGATCTAGAGCAGCACCTGCAAGAAAGCTTTAATGCTCTAATTAAAGTCATTCATCAGCGGCTTTCCACCGCAGATACCAGCCCTGTTTACACCGGATTTTTCGCCTCTAGCTGGAAAGTAGCTAGCCAGCCTATTCAGCCCAAAGATTTTGTAGAAGCAAACGCTCCCTGGAGCGATTACAAAAAATTCAACGACGAGGCTGTGGCAAAAGGGCTTTCAGAGCGACAGTCAGAAATTTCACCCCGATTCCCGGTTAAAAAGGAGTACAGCTATAAACGGCGTGTTTTTATTGGCAACTCCACGGAGTACGCGCTTTACGCGCTGGAAAACCCCATTGTTGCTAATTTTGTTCAAGGTCCCGAGCTGGGCACGCTTGTAAAAGAGATGTTTTCAGAAAAAGCGGGCAAAGCGCCGCGTATATCCGTTGCTTTCCGCGACATTGAGTTTGATAAGAAGGGTCGCGCTACTGGACGCGGCAACTACTCGCCCTACGCTCAGGGCCTTGGCTTCTTTGGTTCGCAAGCCGGGGAAGAGTTTATTGACTACAAGGAGCTGTAAGCATGACTCTCGTAAACGCCCGCGCCGCTTTTGAAAAAGCTGTCACTGATGCAGTTGTTGCTGCTGACAGTGACGTGTTGATGGTTTACGACAACGTGGCTTTCACTAAACCGGGAAAAACGAAGAAGTACATTTTGATGACGGTCAACTTCGGCCAATCCACTCTTCAAAACCAGGGAGCAGCGCAAAACTACTATGCAGGCACAGTTCAATGTAACGTTTACGTTCCAAAGTCCGTCGGAACCTCTGTCCTGTCGGCTATTAGCGAATCAGTAATCGACGGATTGACCTCAGTAAACGCGGCTAATTACACCGATACGTTCAGCACAAAACCCCGCGTTTTAGACATCGTTGGTCCTACACCACTCAACATTCAGGATCGTTCCCATTTTGTTGCCGTGATTTCTTGCCAATTTACGGCAACAGCGTAGTATTGTGCTTAAAGCACATTAGTCTTTTATGCGAGCCGCAGAGCTTCTTCGCAACAACTTTGGTGTCAGTCAGCTCTACAAGCACGTCGTTGAAAATAACGGTGAAACGATTTTGGAGGTGTACTGGCACCCTTTGACCATTGCTGAGCGTGAGTCAATCCAGAAAAAAGCAGGCACAGACGACGCGGGCGATTTTGCGCTGAGCCTCATGATCGAAAAGGCGTTAGACGAAGAGGGCAAGCGCCTTTTTCAAGACGGCGAAAAAGCCGTTCTTAGAAATGCGGTCGAAGCCGCTGTGCTGCAGGACATTCAGATGGCCATGCTTACCTCTGGCACCGAAAACAAGGTGGAGGAAGCGAAGGCAAACCTGAAAAGCTAATTCCGACTGGCTCTTTATGTATGCCTTGGCCAAAGAGCTAGGCATGACAGTCAGGCAGCTTTCGGAAAACCTGACGGTAGAAGAGCTTGTCGGCTGGGCCGCGTTCTACGAGATAAAAGGCGAAGAGGAGGAAAAGGTGATGGATCGTGCGCGTTCAGGCAAAGGGGCCAGAACGATGTCAGCGCGATAGACTTTACTGAGTAGTCCCTGCGTTTAGCCATGGCCGAATACGGCATAAACGTAGTAGCAAACGTACAGGCACAGCAGCTTAAGTCGCTGTTGACGCAGCTTCAGCAGCTGAAGAACGCTGCAAAAGACGTAAATAAATTAAAAATTACCGGCGACGTACAAGAGCAGAAACAGTCCACGGCAGCAATAAAAGAAAGAAACAAAGAAATAAAAGCAAACAAAAAAGCGCAAATGGAGGCCAATAGGGAACTCCTTGCGTCTTCAAACGCCCTTATGGGCAGCGCTAATGCGATTAGAAATACAACCGCAATGGTCAGAGCCTCTCAAAAGGAGGTCAAAAAGTACTCCCGCGACTGGAACGACCTACAACGCCTGATAACAAAATTAGATTTTAGTGCTGCTTTTAAGGATTTACAGCACTTAGACAAAATTGCACGACAGACTGCACAAGCTTTCGAGCTCATGCAGAAGGGCGGCGAGGGTTTTCCTAATTTTGCCGGAAAACTAACGCTAGATGAACTACTCAAGTTTGAACCTGCAAACACCACAAAGGCACTGCAGTCGTACCAAGAGGTGCTTCAAGACGTTCTTGCAGACGTAGACAGGGGCAGCGAAATTTACAGAGAGTTTGCTGCTCGGATCGAAGAAGTAAACCGGCGGCTAAATGACACGTCAAATAGGAAAGGCATACCAACAACTATGTATAGCCAGCCCATAGGCCCCGAGCGCGGCCCAGGGGCTTTTGGCAGATTGCGTAATCGTTTTACGCAGTCAACGCGGTTTAGAGACATTGCTACAGGAGCAGGCTTTCCACTTTTGTTTGGCGGTGGCCCACTTCAAGCTCTTGGTGGTGGCATCGGTGGCGGCGTAGCCGGATTAGGCGGAGCCATCGCGGGCTCTGCGATCATCTCGCAGCTTGAGGCGTTCGGTCGGGCTGCAGCGGAGGTAGGCGTCAAAGTAACAAGCACCACCGGCACTCTGGAGCTTTTACGTGAGAAATCTCTATTCGCGGATGAGGCTCAAGAAGCCTTAGCAGCCAAATACGAGCGAACAGGTGAAGTAGGAAAACTAGCTGCACTTGTGACAGGGCAGCTTGCCGAGCAAATCGGCAATGACGGTGTTCTGTCTCTGCGAGAGTTAGGCAAGCAGACAAAGCAACTTACTAAGCTCTGGGGTTTGCTGACAACACAGCTGTTCTCACTGGTGTCTGGCCCGCTCACAAAGTTTCTGGCAATCGTTAATTCCGTCCTGGAACGATTTACCACTGAGCAAAGATTTAGCGCCCGTTTAGAAAACCTTACTCCAGAAAGAGCAGCGCTGATGCGCTCAGAGCTAAAACGTAGAACTGCTTCTACAACTAAATTTGACCCTAATTTTCCTGGAATGCAGGATGAAGGGGGTTTTACGACTTTTATCCCCGGTGAAAATAAAGTAGACGTTATGAAAGACCTGCTTGGGCAGGATCGTTTCAAACAGGATGATATGCCTACGATTATCACACCCGGTGACCTTGAAGGTCTCGGTGGACGCAACCTTAAAGAGCAAGTTGCTCTACTTGGCGTAAGAAACAGACTAACAAACAACACTCTGACGCTTGACGCTTTGATTGCACAAGCAGAGTTAGACAAGAACTTTACAGTAAAAGAAACCCTAGAAATAGAAAGAGCGCGTCAACAGTTTTTGGCGCGCAATTTAGAGCTAGGCATAAAAGAGATGTCAGAAGCAGAACAGGCAGCTGGATATAGAGAAAGCCAGCTTACATACGCGCGAGATCTGTTTAACATAGGTATGGTTAGAATAAAACTAGAGCAGAGCACGCTCGATCCTTTGCAGAAACAAAAGCAATTCCTGGAGGAAACTCTAGAGTTTGGGCGTGAAGAAGCGACTTTCCGTCAACTAATACGAGACTCCGTAGAAAACCTTCCGGAGCCACTTAAAGAAGCGGTGGAGAAGTATTTGACGGGCAATAAAGCGTTGCAAGAGCAAGTTACCCTTGCGGAGCAAATGCAGGCAATTTACCAACAAATAGGTACGACAATAAAAAGCGGTATTGTTGAAGGTATTAACGCAGCTATTGAAGGAACAAAAACGCTTGGAGAAGTTGCTTCAAATGTTTTCCGGCGTCTTGCCAACCTGCTTCTTGATGTTGGAGTCAATTTTGCTTTGTTCGGGACTCCAACAGGCTTTGGTAAGAGAGACTCAGGCGGTCTACTTAGCGGTGTTTTTGGAGAAAGAGCGCTGGGCGGATCAGTTAGCTCTGGTCGGTCCTACCTAGTTGGAGAGCGTGGACCTGAGGTATTTGTCCCTGGAGCACAGGGTAATATCGTGCCAAACAACGCAATGAGTGGCTCTAACATTGTGGTGAATGTGGATGCTTCTGGTTCGTCTGCTCAAGGCGACTCTGATCAAGCCACACAACTCGGCAAAATGCTTGGCGCTGCAGTGCAAGCCGAGCTGATCAAACAAAAACGTCCCGGCGGTCTTCTTGCAGTCTGATGGCTACTTTTCCCTCAATCACACCAACTTACGGGATTCGGAAAAGCAGTGCCCCGGTGGTGCGTACAGTGCGCTTTGGCGACGGCTACGAACAACGCACAAGCCTTGGATTAAATCAAAATCCCAAGGTTTACAGCTTATCTTTTGAGGTATCAGAAACAGATGCCGACACCATTGAAACTTTTCTCGACGCTCGTGCTGCTGACAACGCAAGCTTCGACTTCACGCCACCGGGCGAAAGCAGTAGTTCAAAGTTTGTTTGCGAGAGCTGGAGCAAGTCAATCCCTTATTTAAACCGCGCTCGCATCCAAACAACGTTCCGTGAAGTATTTGAACCGTAATGGCTTACACCGCTTGGGCTGCCAGCACTTCATTTTCTGTTGGTGACGTACGACGCGCCACTACCACGCAAAACAGCGGCCTTGTATTCCAATGCACAACGGCTGGAACGTCCGGAAGTTCTGAGCCTAAATGGCCGACAGACATCGGAAGCACGCTTACAGACAACACTGTTGTTTGGACTGCAATCAGCTCGGTTTACGCTGATGTTTCAGCACTAGACCCAGGAACGGTCATTGAACTGTTTGAGCTGCACTACGACAGCACGCTGCATGGAAGTTCTGACATATTGCGCTGGCACGCAGGATCCAATGCCAACGTGACAGGAAACATCACGTGGAACGGCAACGCTTATACACGCATTCCAGTCAAGGCAGACGGTTTTGAGTACACAAATGCCGGGTCCTTGCCAAGACCAACATTGACGGTCGCCAACCTAGACGGAACAATCACAGCATTACTTCTCGGAGTAAACGACGTAACCGCAGGCAACGACCTGACTGGTGCCAAGGTCAAAAGAATTAGAACACTTAAAAAGTTTTTAGACGGAGAGTCTGCGGCAGATCCATACGCAACGTTTCCTGTTGAAGAGTGGTATATCGATCGTAAAGCAACGGAGTCTCGTGATTTCGTTACTTTCGAGCTTGCAAGTAAACTGGATTTGCAGGGCAAGGAGCTACCCAACCGTCAGGTTGTAGCAAACATTTGTCAGTGGAAGTACCGAAATCCTGAGTGCGGCTACAACGGCAGTAACTATTTTGACGTAAACAACAATAGTGTCAGCACCTTGGCGCAAGATGTATGTGGCAAGCGTTTGAGCAGTTGTAAAGCGCGTTTTGGTGAAAACAATGAACTACCCTTTGGGTCATTCCCTGGAGCAGGACTTATTTCATGACTCTGCCTTCATCCGTCGCTGAACAGATTCTGGCTCATGCGGTTGAAACAAGTCCTAAAGAGTGCTGTGGACTGGTCGCAATCGTCAAAGGAAGGCGCAAGTATTTTCGTTGCAAAAATCTTGCCGATACTCCTGATGAGCATTTTGTTCTCGACCCAGCCGATTATGCGGCTGTAGAGGACAAGGGTGAAATCGTAGGGGTAGTACACAGCCATCCTTTTACTAATCACAATCCTTCGCCTGCTGACCGCGTTGCTTGTGAGCAAAGTGGGCTGCCTTGGCACATCGTCAACCCAACTACCGGAAACTGGGGGTACTGCGAGCCAGAGGGTTTTGAGCTGCCGTATGTGGGCCGTGAGTTTTCTCACGGCGTAGTGGATTGCTACTCCTTGGTGCGTGACTGGTATAAGCGCGAGCTGGGCATACAGCTAGGAGATTATTTCAGGCGTGATCAGTGGTGGGACAAAGGGGAAAACCTATATCTAGAAAATTTTGAGAAAGAGGGGTTTACAGAAATTCCAATCATGGAGGTAAAACGTGGTGATCTCCTGCTTATGCAGCTGGCTTCTCCAGTGCCAAACCACGCTGCAATTTACCTAGGAGATCAGGTTGTGCTGCATCATGTGCAAGGTCGGCTGTCTAGCAAGGACGTTTACGGCGGGTATTATTTAAAGAACACTGCTTGCGCCTTGAGGCATGAAAGTCGTTAAGGTCTACGGCGCTTTGCGTAAGGAGTTAGGCCAGACTCGGTTTGAGTTTGTGGCCGATACACCTGCTCAGGCAATGCGGGCGCTGTTGGTTAATTTTCCACGTTTGCAGCAATGGCTTATTGATAGCGAAAAAAGAGGCGTGGCATATCGGGTAACGGTAGGCAAACAAAAGGTCCATAACGAGGACGTATCAGGGCTGTTCACCCCCTGGAGCGAACGCGATGTCTTCAGCATCACGCCTGTCATGACTGGTGCAGGCAGAGGTACAGGCATGCTTTTGATGGGGGCCGCTTTAATCGGCGCTTCGTTTTTGCTTCCAGGGGCTGGGTTATTCGGGACCCAAGGTCTAATTACAGGGGCGGCTACGGGAACGTTTTCTGGTTTAGCAGCAACCTCTGGCTTGGCCGGAACATTGACGACAGTAGCCACTTCCCTGTCTTATATCGGTGCAGGTTTGGTTTTGAGCGGTGTTGCCACCATGCTTTCACCCACGCCAAAGCCTCCTCGTGAGGCGTCTAGGCTTGAATCAAACAGCTTTAGCGGAGTTGTTCAAACAACGCGCCAAGGCGTTCCAGTGCCAATAGCCTATGGGCGCGTGTTTGTTGGATCGGTGGTTATCTCCGCTGGCCTTGACATCGATCAGGTTTGACCATGACAACATCTAAGTACATTGCAGGTGCAGGCGGCGGTGGCGGCGGAAAAGGTGGAGGCGGCAACACTCCGTCTGAAGCTGACGACACCCTCCAGTCGAATCAGTTTGCCAATGTTTTAGACCTGCTAAGCGAAGGAGAAATTCAAGGGCTTGATGACGGCAATAAAAGTATTTTTCTGGATAACACGCCGTA